GAACATCGGGGTGCCCATGCCCATGCTGGGGATGCGCGCCAACGCCTTGATCATCAGCTTGTTCAGCCAGGTGGCGGCGGTCGTCGCCTGGGTGCCGGTCTGGCCAACCATGTCGGACACGTCGATGTTGGCAATCCGCACAGCGTATCGCCAGTCCTTGACGTGCAGGCCGAACTTCCACTTCCAGATTTCGCCGTAGGCGCGGAAGCGGTCGTTGTTCTCGTCGAAGGCGTCGATTTCGCCGAGGTCCTGCTGATGCAGGCCGGCCTGACTGCCCTTCGGGTAGATGCCGGTGATGGTGTTCTCGCTGCACACCAGCAGCCAGACCGACGTGTTGTCGGAGCCGGTGCCGCCAGCGTCGATGATGTTTGCGCCGCTGGTGGCCGACAACGAGTTGTAGCGAGGGGTCAGACCCAGGATGCCATCCGGGTTCGAGCTGGTGTCGCCGTAGATGATCTGCTGACCGAAGGTCTGGTTCATCGACTCCACGAACGCGAGGCCCTCTGACAGCCGGAACGCCGCCGTGTTGCCGTTGAGATCAGCGAGATCCTTGTCGATCTCGTTGCGTCCTTCGGCCATCGCGCACACGTCCTCGACCGTGGCGCGACCGCTCTTGCTGACCTTCACGCCGCGATAGAACGAGCGAAGCTGGACCGCCGGCAGGCCGGTACGGACGACGGCTTTGTGACCGGTCGGCAGATTGCCCTGGATGAAGGGCAGATAGCTGATGATCTCGTTGCTTTGGTTGAGCAGCTCGGCCACCACGGCAACCTTGCCGTCGGGGCCGAAAGAGCGCGCTACGTCGATCAGCGTGTTACGGCCTGCGACGATGGGAAGTTGGGCCATGGCTGGTTACCTTCAGTTGCTGGACTGGTCGTAGAGAACTTGTTCGCGGGACCGTGCCCCGCCGGGAGACATTCCGCCCGGCACATGGGTGTCGGGCAGGTAGGTCGGCGCGATCTTCAGGAAGTGGCGAATCACCTCGGGGTGCTCGCCCAGGCCGGTGGCGGCCAGCAGGTGCTTCAGCTCCGGCGTGGCCACCGCGTCGAGCGTGGATTTCGCCCGCGCGAGGTTCTCCTCGAACTTCGGCCCACCGAACTCCTTGTCGGAGCGGCTGCGCTCGCGCCACTGCTCGTGGGCGGCCTGTACCGTCGCCTGCTGGGACTGCTGGGCTTGCTGCACCAGCTTGCTGCTCAGGTCGACGACGCGCTGTGCCTGGTCCTGCGGTAGGTTCAGCTCCTTGGCCAGGGCCTTGAAGTCGCCGGCCAGCGCGTCAAGCTGGACGCCCTCGGGGGCTGTGAAGTCGGCGTACGCCTCGGGCGCACCAGCAGGCGCTTGCGCGGCTGGAGCCTGCGCCTGTGCGGCTTGTTCTGCGGCCGCAGTCGGCTGCGGCGCGGCCTGGGTGGCTTGGACAGCCGCGGGTGCGGTGGGCTCTTGCGCCGGGGCTGCTGTGGTGATGTCGCTCATGCTGGCTCGCGGCTTTCGGTGAGCATCAAGGCGAATGCGTCAGGGCTGTGGGCCTGGATCTCGCCCAGGATGAACAGCCCCATGTCGCGCCGCCCCTCGTTGAAGAACGTTTCGGAGTTGCCGGTGAAGCTGGTGCGGAACACCCCCGCCCGGTCGAGCAGGCGCCACGCGATGCGGCGCCCCTGCTTCGAAGACAGCAGCCACTTCCAGTCCGCGACCTCGACCTGGCGGGCGATGGCGCGCCTGGAGCGGTCGGGCTCTTGGGTGGACGGATCGGTCTGCTGTCGCATGCTGAGCACTGTCCACCACGGCGCGTGACCTATGCGCACCTAGCGTGAGCGGTTGTGCAGGCTTGATGGAGAGGGGGAGATCAATCACCACCGGCAGGGGATTACGCGATCTGGTCCAGCGCGGCGCCCACCGGCAGACACAAGCACGCACCAGACTGCACCCGCGCGGCCAGATACCCCAGCCAATCAAGCATCTCTGATACGCGCATCTGGTTCCCCACCGGGGTAGCTGTGTCAGCCACTACCTGGTGAGTAAGTATTATCAGCCACTGCCGATAATTAATTGCGCTGTCAATCGCCGCCTTCATTGAGGCCGCAGATACCCCGACTTGTGAGGATTGCGTGGCCACAATGTACTCGCGTGGAGTATTTATCCACCTCACGGGGTCATTTAGCATCGGCCAGCCGACGTTCAAAGCACACAAGTTCCGAACATTTCCAGCGCCAAAACCAGCCATTACAAGCTGCTGGCGAGCTGCATCTGTAGACCCGCCGAAATAATTACCGCTAAACCCCTCGGCCACCAGACCGATTCCGCGCAGCCACCCGCGCGCACGATTAACGGCCCATGCCGCATTTAGATCGTCCGAAATACTCGCGGCAGTGGGGAACCCGGTCGTATCCATCCCGTATCCAACCAACCCCTTAGCATCATAGTGATGCACCCCGATCTCGTGCCCGTCAGCATACATTTCGTCAAGCTGCGCTAGCGACATATAGCCGGCTCCTCCAGACATCGTGTGCACGGGGTAAAAAGTCCCGAGAAGATTATTATCTTTCAGAAACTCCTTAATATGTACATACACCCCGTCCATTGCGGCGTCAAACCGCAAAGACACAATAGGAATTGCCCCGGTATTAAGCCGAAAACATGAAATCCAAAAGGACGTGCCCGCTGGCGGGGCCGAACTCCCAGATGAGTAGACAACTTGAATATACGCAACTGTGGCGTTATCCACGTCAGCCCAGCCCGTCGCGCCGCTGGAAAATACAACTGTCGATGCAGTCTGATCTCTGGTCCAGCGGAATACCTTTGTACCATCCGGCCGGATTCCAGTCAAATTAAATCGCAGGCGAATTTGCTTGCCGTTAGTGAGCACAAGCCAATATTGGATTGGCAAACCTGCATTATTTCCAATATTCCACGCGGCATCGCAGATTGGCGCCTTAACACAGAACGACAGCGACCGGAACTGTTTTAAGCTAACCGGGTTTGTTGGCGTGTACTTGAATACCGAGGTTGCCCCCGTCACCGTCGGTATCGTGATTTTTACCGAGGGCCAGCCGTCAAAAAGCACCCCCGGGTCATAGGCAACAGCCTCACCTGCATTTGCAGTTGTTACGAGCCACGTGCCGCGTGCCGGGGAATGGTCGATGACGACCGATCCTGGATCGGTCTCCATATCCGGCATCAGCTTATATTTAATTCCTCCGGGCCCGACCGCTCGGCCGGCTGCGGACGAGAACCCAACAACCGAGTTTGCGCCGGCTTGTTTTTGAGCCGAATTAAGAACAATATTTGCAGCGCCCATTTAGACCACCGTTGCAGAAGGAGCGAATTGATACCGCCAGCCTCTGGCAGCCGGGATCGTTGGGTGATTTGTAGGTACCCAAACCGCCAGCGTGCCAACGTCTACCCCTGTCGCTGCCGTGCTCACGTAGTACGTCGTGAGGCTGGGCCATGTTCCGGGTGATGCGGGAGCGATGTCTGCAAGGACATCGGCGCCCGTGACAGCAGTAGGAGCAACAGCCCCACCCCCTGACACCGGTGATCCAAGTACCTCGTTGCCGTCGAGGTCCACGAACCCAACCAGCTGCCGCGTGATGGGGTCAAAAAGCCGGTCCTCGCGTCGGATGTAGCCGCTCATTTGTAGGCCCTCAGGTGTACCCGCTGAACGCGCGGGTGATGTCGCTCAGGGCGTTATCGCCAGTGGTGGGGGCCCGGCCCAGCTTCTGGGCTGTGTCGGCGGCCTGATTCATCAACGCAGCCTGCTGGGCCTGCTGCTGGGCCTGTGCGCGGCCGGCGCGCACCAGCGCAACCTTGTCGTTGGCCACAATCAGGCGCGGGCTGATGCCGAGCATGTCGCTGTACTCGTCTGCCCAGGCGTCCTCGTCGAACTTATCCAGCACGCCGGGCTTGACCTGCGCGATGGCGCCCAGGTTGCCGACGAATCGGTCAACGCTGTTGGTGCCCACGGCGCGCTGGGCCTGCGCCAGCATGCTGATGTAGTTGACGTTCAGGTCGACCCCGTTCATCTCCGGCGGCACCGGCGGCAAGGCGCCGGCGCGTAGCAGAGCCTCGAAGGTGGTCTGCATCAGCGGGTCGAGTTCCTCGTTGTGCAGCCGCTCGGTCGTCGGGCCGAGCATCAGCAGCTTCTCTTCCTTGCGTTCGGCCACCTCGGTCGCGGTCATCTTGCCGACCTCGGCTTGGGCCAGCATCAACCAGATGTCGGCGTAGAAGGCCGCGTTGATGCGCTCGCGCACGTCGCGGATGTCCTCCAGCAGGTGGCCGAGGTCGAGGCGCACCTCGAACGCAGACCGGATGCCGGCGCCTGGCGTGGCGCCGTCGTAGTACGTGACGCCGCCGGGCAGCATCTCGACCTCGTTGTTCTTCATCGAGGACGGGGCCTGCAGCGGCGGCTTCGTCATGTAGTCGATGGCCTGCGCCTTGCGCAGCTGCTCCTGCTGGAGCTGCTTCACGTCGCCGAGGGCCTCCTGCCCAGGGCTGTTGCCGTAGATGTCGCCACCTGACACCGCCCAGCGCGAGCACAGCGCGGGGAACTGGGCGAATCCACCCTCGCGCAGGACCTGGTCTTGGTTGCCGCCGACCTCGAAGTACACCGACCGCCAGGCCATGTCCTTCGAGCCCTTGCCGCGCGGGTCTCGATCCGCCCGCGGCTCGATGGCGTGGATGATCCGCACCCATGCACCCAGCTGGCCGCGGTCGTAGAGGTTGCGCACGGTGTGGCTGCAGGCGTCGTAGCCGAACTCCTTCACCAGCTCGGCCACCGTCTTCTCGAACTCGCGGTAGATGGTGTCCACCGTGCCGCGGTAGTCCGTGGCGATGGCGTACTCGCCGGCCGTCAGGCTGTGGTGGTGGATCACGTTGCGGAAATCCGGCATCACGATCTTGGCCGCGGTGCCGAACACACCAAGCTCTTCGTACGTCTGGTGCAGCGCCCGGTACGTGTTGCTTTTGGCGTAGACCGCCAGCATCAGCGAGGTCACGTCGGCAAGCCAGAGCTTCACCGGAGCGTGCTTGTTCAGCTCCTTGTCGGCGGTCTCCAGGCGGAACCACGGGCGGGCCGGGCTCGTCATGCCGGACATCATCCCAGCAGCCAACACGCGGACTGCGCGGGTCGCGGTGCTGTCGTAGATGTTGTTGTGCCGGCGGGCGCCGCGGTTGCGGTCCTGGATGAAGTACCGGCCCGCGCGCGGCAGCAGGAAGGCCGACAGCTCCTTCCAGTGCGCCATCCACGATGCGCGCTCCAGCTTCAGCTCGCCCCACCGCCGGAGCAGGTCTTGCCGCTGCGTGATGATGCTCTGCTGCACGTCAGGATCCCAGCAGGGAGTTCCGGCCAAGCGTCAGCTGCCCGGCATCTACGCCGGTCGGGCCTGTCAACATGGTGCTCGCGTTGCCGCTCTTGGCCGACAGCATGTTGGCCGCCATCATCGCCAGCACGTCGGGCGACTTGGCGTTTGCCTTGTTGGTCGCCTCGTCCTGCAGCTGCAGATTCTTCTTGGCGTTCGCCTTCGCAATGTCGTTGGCGCGGTTAGCCGCCGACCGGCTCTGATCAGCCGTGTACGCCGTGCCAGCCGCCGCGGCGATCACGCCGATAGCGGCCCAGGTCGCCGCGGTCAGGGTTGCAGACATTGCTGCTCCTCGTTTGTGATTTCTCGCTGCCGCCCGCGCGCGCGGCGGTCCATGAGCAGATGCGCGTGCTCGAACAAGTCGTTCTCCAGCGCCTCGATGTCGGTGGTCCGGGTCGGGTTGGCGTGCACGGCCAGCCAGAACGTGTCTGCGAAGGCGCGGCCGATGCGCATCGCGCCTGGCTCAGCCGGCAGGACATGCAGGCCCGTCAGGCGTTGCGACTTGCCCTCGGTCCACACCTGGATGTCGCCGACGCACACGCACAGGTGAGACTTCTTGTGCGGCAAGCCAACCAGCGCGTGACCGGCCGGGATCAGCACCGACCGGCCGTAGACATCGCCGGCAAGGTGGTGCACCGTGCCGATGTCGACCATGCCCTGCTCGTGCTCGACCTGCAGCACAAGCTGGGCGAAGTGCTCGATCTGCTCGCGCGTCGGGCACTCCGGCAGCAGCTCGGCCAGCGCGAGGTCGGCGGCCTGGTCATCGAGTTGGGTTGGAAGCATGGCCGCATGGTCGCGGCGGCCAGCCGCCCTAAGCGCACCTGCGGCCGTCAGCTGTCGCGCTCGAACAGCGCCGCGTACGGGTCGTGCTCGCGGCTGGCTCCAGGTCTCGTCGAGCCCATCCGCTTCGGGCGCTTTGGCGTGTCGATGTTCGCCAGGATCACTGCGGTGGCCCGGTCCACCGACCGCTTGATCGACTCCCAGATCTCGTCGCGGCTCTGCACCTTGATGACAGGGCCTTGCACCGACCACTTCGGCGTGCACAGCTCGGCCTTCAGCTCGAGGTCAGGCGGCAGGGCAACGCCCCGGTCGTTGGCAGGGTCGAGCGCCTCGCGCATGCGCCACCAGAGTTCCGACCGCTGGTTCAGGAACCGCAGGCGGCCCGACTGGTCGGTGCCGACGGCCTTCTCGCTGACGTTGATGCCCAGGGTCTGCAGCCCCATGCCCTGCAGCACGTCGTAGGGGCTGGCACCGACGCCTATCACATCGATGTGGATCGGCGCGTCGTCGCGGCGCTCAGCCACCGTCAGGCCGGCCACCACCGGGCCATTCGGCGTGTCGGTGCCCGGGTGCACCTTCAGCTTGTCGAACCACACCCCCTTGCCGTCCGGGTTGGCGTGGCGTGCCGAGATCACCGTGTTGTCCTTGCCGCCACGCGCCACGTCGACGCCCAGGGCGAGCATCTCGCCCTTCGGGCTGCGGTCCTTCCAGCGCTCCATGGCCGCCTCGACCCAGGCCGTGGGGATGACCTGCCAGGGGTCCTCGCCGATGCCGGCCCGGAAGTCGCCGTAGAGCATCTGGCTGCGCAGGGGCTCAGGCAGGGCCTGCAGCTGGGACATGTAGCCGGTGGCCATGAGGTAGGGGTTGTCAGTCAGCCGCGCGGGGATGAACGTGCGCGACTTGGGGTTGATCACGTCCTCGGGCGCGTAGTGGTCCGGGTCGAAGTCGTAGAGCCTGGCGCCGCCGGTCAGCACGAACGGGCGGCCGTCAGGCACCTCCTCGTCACGCCCGCCCACCGTGGTGAACCAGCGCAGTTCGCCGGGCGCGGCCGGCCGGGGGTGCTTGGGGTCGAGCCAGGGCGCGAAGAACTCCAACACCCAGCGCCCTTCCTGCGTGGTGGGTGGGTTGAAGGTCATAAGTACCCGGCTGCGGATAGCCTGGTTCGTGCGCAGCCAGCCCATCACGAAGCGCACCTGCGCCTCGCGCATCTCGGTGACCTCGTCGTAGGCTTTCAGGTCGTGGGGACGACCTTGCCAACGCCTTTCGTCACCTGGATTGTCCAGGCCGGCGAACTCGACCATGCCACCGTTGGGGAGGCGCCAAATGCTTTTCTGGCTGTTGAACCCGTCGGTTCCGTCGAGCAGCTCGGTCAGCCGCTGGATCACGCCCTCGGTCTGCGCCTTCTCGCGCCGCACCACGAGGCTGCGCTCGTGGCGGGTGGTCACAAGGCCGGCGATCAGGTCGGTATTGTGTGTCGGCACCATCGTGGCGCCCGCGAGGTACTGTCGAGTGGGGCTGTCGACCGCAATGCAGCGGGTGGGCACGCTGTCGATGGGCTCGCACGCCACGAGGTAGCGGAACTGCGCGGTGCGCCGCGTTTTGGTCTTCAGCCGCTCCGCCTTGCGAGGCATGCCGAACACGGCCACTGACGTGGTGAACCTCACCCGCCACTTCGGCCCGACCACCCGGCCGTCGAGCTTCGCAACGCCGGCCCGTAGCGTGGACTTGATGCCGAGCGACGACACCAGTTCGCGCACGCCCTGCGCGAGCGCCAGATTCGTGTTGTCGAACTCACACCCACCGTCGAGCGCGGCGTGCCCGCCGGTGTCCATCAGCCCTTGCAGCAGCGCGAGCCGCTGGGCCTGTGACGCGCGCAGGTAGACGCGGGGGATGTGCTTGTTCCCAAGCACGCCCAGGTCGCGCAACCTGACCATCAGGCCGATGATGCTGTGCGCCTGGCTGTTCCACCGGTAGTGCCGCACCTCGAAGCCGTCGGCTTCGATCCGCTCCCAGATGTAGGCGTCGACCCCCGTCAGCTGACCGTTGCGTGCAGACCCATCGCCGAGCCAGGCGCCGAGCGTGTACGGTGGGATCGGCAGGTCGGCCTCCGGCAGGTCGAGCGCAGCCGAGACCGGAATCGCGTGGTTGTTTCGCCCCGCTGCTGTCCGGAGCGTGGCCGCAAGCTGGGCCGTGTCACGCAGGGTTCCCGCCGGGGGTGGCGACACGTCGCCGGCCTGAGCACGCGCGGTGTTGCGGGCGGAGACAGCGGCGGAGAACGCGGCGCTCCGGCGGCCCGTTGCGCGTGATGGGCGCGCCAGGCGCCGAGCGGCGCGCCATTCGGGGTCGTGCCGCGTCAGGGCTGCAAGCTCCTTGGCGTCGAACGTCACCCACCGGTGCACGTCGTCGGCAACCAGCGTGCTGCCGTCGTCGAACGTCAGCCGGTAGCAGCTGCGATGCGCCACATCGGACACCGCCGTCACAGCGCAGGGGCGCCCGGCTTCGTCCAGCAGCGTGTCGCCAACCACCACGGCGCCCATCGTCGTCCAGCCTGTCGGCGTAGGCAGTGGGGTGTCGAGCGCGAGGCCCTTCCCACCACCGGCCGCGCCGCCATACCCCACGATGTCGGCCTTCGACTCCAAGGCCATGGTCTGCGGGCCGGGCAGCGGCACCCAGATCGTCTCGGCCATGTCCGCCGCGATGATGGCGTCGAGCTCCTCGCGCTCGGCGGGCGTCAGATGGCCCCACAGCGCTTTGATCTCGGCGGGTGAGGCCAGCATCAGGCGATGCCCCCGAAATCGTCGCCTGCGGGCTCCTGGGCGGTCTGGCCGGCCTTTCGTGCTGCGGCCAGGGCCAGCAGGTGCGCTGCGCGGGCGGCGCGGGCCGTCGGGTCGATCACCTTCAGCGCTTCGCCGTCGGCGCCCGTCAGCTCGGTGCGGTCGGCGAACACCTTCTTGCGCCGGCCCTTCAGCAGCAGGGCCATCAGGCTGTCGCTGTACCGCGTGACCGTGAGCCACACCGGCCGGCCGTGCGGGTCGCGCTGCTGGACCGGGCGCCCCTCGCCGTCCAGCAGGGGCTGGCCTTGCGCATCGGTCTCCCAAACCGGGGTCAGCTGGCCCTGGTAGACCACCGGCTCGGCCACGCCCTGCACCGCGCGCCGCCGGGCCTCTGCCTCCAGCACGTCGGCCGCATCCTCAAGGGCCTGATCCCAGGCCGCGGCGAAGTCGCCATCCTTGGCGCGCAGTGCGTAGACCGCCGAGGAGGACACGCCCACCGCGCGGGCGGCGCTGGACACGATGCCGGTTTCGGCGAGCTGATCGAGGAAGGGGCGAACCCAGGGCTGGTGGGACATGCTGCCAGATTGCCCGGCAGCACTTGGCCTAAGCGCACCCGTCCTCGTCGAACTCCTCGGGCCTGGCCGGGCACGGTGGGCGGTCTGGGCGGTAGCGGTAGCGCGACGGCGCCGCTGTCTGGCCCATCACCGTCTGGGCCCGCGTGCGATACCGGCAGATGTTGGCCACGGTCGTTCGGCCGACCTCCATCTTCGCCGCGATCTGGGCGTAGGTCCAACCCTCCTCATTGCGCAGGTAGAGGACCAGCTCCACGTCGTGGTCCGTGAGCTTGGCCCGGTGGTGGTCCTCGCCGACCACGAAGCCGCGGTCGTTCACCGATTTGAAGCGTGCCATGGTTGAACCTGTAGGTTTTAGGCTGTGAACGTGCAAAAAATTGCTGTTCCCACCTGTTCCTGCCTGTTCCCACCTTGTGGCAACCTTTCCCCCAGGAGACATATATATTGCGCGCGTAGTTATATGGGAGGTGGGAACAGTGGGAACAGTGGGAACGCTCTCTATGAAAAACGTTGTTCCCACCTTGCGTTAGGCCCCCTATGAGGTGGGAACAGGTGGGAACACGAACCCCCAATCTGGCTTTCCTTTCACGCGCACCTTGGTTCTTTCGTACCCCATCGTGCGCAAAACCTTGCCCATCCGCATCTCGTCGCGTTTTTCAACACGTTCAGGGCTCATTCCAATCGCCTCGCGCAGCACATCGCCAATCCGCAAAAACTTGCGCGCACGCGGAAACGCCCCCTCGAAGTCGGGCGTGTCGAGCCAGGTCTCCACCACGTCGGCCCAGGAATCGACCGCCATGTGATCGGCGTGCACCGCCCGCCCCAGCGCCTCGGCCTCGCGCCACAGCACCCCCTGCGCCCGCCACATCGCCG